ATATTGAAAGTGATAAAGAATTGTGCCGCGCCAAACAGAAAATTGACTACCTTGAAACTTGTATAAATTCTATTGATAGGATTCTAAAACAAATCGACAGTCGTGGGTTTGCTATCAAGAATACTATCGAGATAGTCAAGTATTATGGTATAAGATGACGACGATCACGAAGAAGAATGAAGTATATCTTAAGGTCGAAGGAGAGCAGTCTTTACATAAAGAGTTGAGTGAGCACTTCTCTTTTGAAGTGCCAGGGGCAAAGTTTATGCCCCAATATAAAAGTCGAGTTTGGGATGGGAAGATCCGCTTATATTCTCCTGGCACTGGGGAGATATATGTGGGTCTTTTTGATTATCTGTGTGAGTATCTAGAGCAAAAGGGATACGACTACGCCATTAAGGACAGCAAGTTTTACGGTATTCCTAACGAGGAGGAGGAATATGTCACACCTGAAGGGGTTGCGTCTTTTGTTAGATCTTTGGGTCTGCCTTTTAAGATTAGAGATTACCAACTCAAAGCAGTATTCACAGCACTTAAACACCGTCGCAAACTTCTACTATCCCCCACGGGATCAGGAAAGTCGCTGATCATTTACTCTCTAGTCCGCTGGCACCTGAAGCAGGACAGACAGATACTGATCATTGTGCCTACCACATCTCTGGTCTCACAGTTGACTCAGGACTTCAAAGACTATGGTTGGAAAGCAGATGCTTATGTCCACCAGATCATGGGTGGACGCGAGAAGTATTCTGATGCCCCTGTAGTTATCTCTACATGGCAAAGCATCTACAAAGAGCCTCGTAAATTCTTTGAAAGATTTGATGTTGTCATTGGTGACGAGGCACACCTATACAAAGCAAAAAGTCTCAGTGGGATTCTGACGAAATGTCATGACGCAAAGTACCGAGTTGGACTGACAGGCACCCTCGATGGGATGCACACGCATCAGTTAGTACTTGAAGGTCTGTTTGGTCGGTGCGACAAGGTGACGACCACTGTGGACCTGATGAAGAAGGGGCAGTTGACTCCTTTGAAGGTGAAGATTCTTTTGATGAAGCATGGTCATGTCCCATTCGATTATTACCAGCAAGAGATGGACTATATCGTATCACATCCAAGGCGAAATAAGTTTATCTGTAACCTTGCTAACGACTTGGATGGAAACACGTTGATACTATTTAACTACATCGAGAAACACGGAGAGCCTTTATGGGACCTGCTAAATAATAAGGTGGGAGATGATCGAAAGATCTTTTTCATACATGGCGGCGTTGATGCTGTTGAAAGAGAAGAGGCACGCAGAATCTGTGAGGAGGAAAAGAATGCAATCATTCTTGCTTCCTATGGCACCTTCTCTACAGGTATCAACATCCGCAATCTTCACAATGTAATCTTTGCATCCCCTAGCAAATCTAGGGTTAGAAACCTCCAGTCGATTGGACGTGTATTGAGGAAAGGAGAGAATAAGGCACAAGCAGTCTTATACGATCTGGCAGACGATTGCTCTAAAGGTAACCGTCATAATTATACCCTTCGTCATCTCGTAGAGAGAATGAAAATATACGACGAAGAAAAGTTTGACTATGAAGTAACTAAAATCAACTTTAGGAAATGACAATTAACTACATCCGTCATGATCAAGAATTTTATGGGACCGTCAAACTCGTCTCAGGCGAGGAGATCATGGGCACGATCATTGCTACTGAAGAGGAAGGTAATAGTATCCTCTTTGTCAGTGAACCTGCTACTCCTACAATGACCCCTATTGAGAAAGAGGGCAGCGTTGCAATGGCAGTTGGTCTCAGTAAGTGGATGATGTGGTCTGATGAAGACTTCTACATTATTCAAGAACCTGATGTTGTAACTGTCGCTCCCATGTCAATGGAAGCAATCATGATGTATAAACTCTGGTTGAGAAAAGAGAATGGTGGAGACGATGAATTCGAGACACCCATGAATGAAAACATGGGACTCGTTGGTAAAGTCTCTGATGCTCGTAAAAAACTAGAAGAGCAGTGGCGTAAGAACTCTAAGTAGTCTCTTTCCAACCCTGACATGGTTGAGTATAATTAAATAAAGAATGTGTGTCAAGCTTGACATTACATTGATAACTTAGTATTATGAATCGGTGACAGGTAAAATATATGCAAACACCCTTAATGTCAGCACGAAAGAAACAGCACTATGTAGATAACAAAGAGTTTCTTGCAGCGATCACTGCGTATCGTCAAGAAGTTAAAGAAGCTCGGATGCTGGATAAACCTAAACCACGCATCACAAACTACCTTGCTGAGTGCTTCCTGAAGATTGCGACCCACCTGTCTTACCGTCCCAACTTCATCAACTACATGTTTAAGGAAGACATGATCAGTGATGGTGTCGAAAACTGTGTGCAGTATATCGACAACTTTGATCCTGAGAAGTCTAAGAATCCGTTTGCATATTTCACCCAGATCATTTATTACGCATTCCTCCGTCGCATCGCTAAAGAGAAGCGTCAGATGGACATCCGTGATAAGATCATTGAGAAGAGTGGTTACGATCAGGTCTTCCATAGTGACTCTGATGACAACCACTCTGACATGAATTCGATCAAGAGTCGGATTGAAACCAACATGAGGTATTGATGGCGAAACTGAGTGACTCCTTCGGTGGCACTGTCGAGAAAGACATCCCCGAAGACGTGGAGTGGATCGACGACTCCTTCTATATTAAGAAAACAAGATTTGGTCTCTACACTTCTATCCTCAAGGATCCCCTGGGTCAGCACTTTATTACAGGGGCAACAGAAGAGGGAGTGTTACAAACTACACGATGGCATTTGAAATCTCTGCAGGAAGGCACACTTGACCAGTATACTAGAGTGGTAAATAGTGGAGTAGTTGGAGGTAAACTCTGATGGCATACATGTCCGATCACTACATGGAGAATTACTGGCAGGGTGCTAACCCTACAGTCCGTGCAGAGAAGTTGCTTGAAGAAGCAGCAGAAATGCTAAACGCTAGACTCATTAAGTCTACTGTGGTAGAATCCACAGGGAAGAAAACAAAGCAACGTTTCGTGATTGAATATGAATGTCCTCCTGATAACTGATCAACACTTCGGTGTCCGTAATGATAACCAGCACTTCGTAAGGAAGTATCAGGAGTTTTATAACAATACCGTTTTGCCTGCTATTGATAAGGCAGGCATCACTCAGGTGATTTGTCTTGGCGATACCTTCGACAAAAGAAAGAGTATCAACTTTGCATCTCTGGATGCAGCAAAGGAGATGTGGTTTACCCCACTAGCAGAGCGTGGTGTCAAGATGACTATGCTCTGTGGTAACCATGACATCTACTACAAGAATACTTTGAAGATCAACGCACCCAATCTTTTGTTGGGTGAGTATGACAACATCGATGTTATCGATGAGCCTACTGAAGTTGACTTTGATGGTCGCAAGATGCTGCTCCTCCCTTGGATCTGTGATGACAACAGAGAGAAGGCATGGAAGATGGTGGAAGAAACTGATGCTTCTGTCTGCCTGGGTCACCTTGAGTTGAATGGATTTGAGGCAATCCCTGGTCACCACATGGAGCATGGTGATGATCCGTCACTCTTCAGTAAGTTTGATCTAGTTTGCTCTGGACACTTTCACATGAAGAGTCGTAAAAACCAGATAAACTATTTGGGTAATCCCTACCAACTCTTCTGGAATGATTATAAACAGAAGAGGGGGTTTCATATCCTAAATACTGATACTTTGGAGATGGGATTCTTTAAGAATCCTTATAACATTTTCAATAAGATCTACTATAATGACGAGACATATCTGAGTGACAAAGACCTCAAGAAACTTGAGGGATCATTTGTTAAACTGGTAGTTGAATCAAAGGAAGATCAAGTTAAGTTTGATAAGGTAGTTAGAATCCTGCAGGGAGCAAGTCTTGCTGATCTCAAGATCATCGAAGACCTCTCCTTCGATCTGGAAGAAGTTGATAACGACATCGAGATTGAAGATACTCTGACCATCCTGGAGACATGTGTCTCTGAATTTGATAACAAGGATCAGATATTTGGGATTCTGAAGTCCCTATACTTAGAAGCACTAGAGGTCTAGTATGTTTGTCTTGGTTGACGAGAGTAGTGGCGGTGTCTATGCCGTGAGAGATGACGACACAGTTGATCGTGTCGTCCAGATCTTCGTTGACAAAGACGACGCAGACAGGTATTATGAGATGCTTGTCGCCAGTGATTACAAACGAGAGTTGAAAGTCACTGAAGTAGAAGAAGACGCAGTAAAACAAAACTGTATGAATTACGGTTATAAGTTTTCTGTTATCCAACCTGATGATTTTGTAATCCCACCCCATGATTGTATTTGAGAAGATCCGTTGGAAGAATTTCCTGTCCACTGGTAATGCATTTACCGAGGTAACAATCAATGATTCTCCCAACCACCTCATCGTAGGATCAAACGGTGCAGGCAAATCAACTCTTCTGGATGCATTATGTTTCGGTTTATTCAATAAACCCTTTCGTAAGATAAATAAACCACAACTGGTCAATAGTATTAACGAGCGCGAATGCGTTGTTGAGATTGAATTTACTATTGGCAGCGTTGCATATAAGATTGTCCGTGGCATCAAGCCAGGCATCTTCGAGATTTATCGCAACGGGGCGCTGATCGATCAAGATGCAGCAAATAAAGACTATCAAAAATACCTTGAGCAATCAATACTTAAATTTAACTTCAAGTCTTTTACTCAAGTTGTTATTCTGGGAAGTAGCACTTTTGTTCCTTTTATGCAGCTTCCTGCTGCTCATCGAAGAGAAGTTATCGAAGATCTCCTGGACATCCAAATTTTTTCAAGGATGAATGTCCTGCTCAAGGACCGCGTTAAAGATGTCAAAGAGGCAGTCAAGAATTGTGAGCATGAGTATAACCTGCATGAGTCGCAGGTAAATCTCCAGAGATCCTCATGCCTGAATCTTCAGAAGATGAATGAGGAATACATTCAGAAACTGCAATCATCTTTCAACACTAACGAGGAGCAACAAACTACCAATCTCACACGCATTGGTGAGGCACAAGAGGAAATTAACACCCTTACCGATGAGGTTGCTGCCTATCAATTCACTGAGAAGAAGTATGATCAACTCCGTGACATGCGAGTCAAGATCCAACAGAATTTTGACAAGGCACAGAAGGAGATTGCTTTCTATGCTGACAATGATACCTGCCCCACATGCTCTCAGGGACTGACTGAAGACATCAAGAAGTCTAAGACTGCATTTGCTGAGGGTAAGATGGTCAAACTGGCAGGTGGTATCACTCAAATCAGCGGTGAGATCAAGAAAGTCACTGACAATCTCAAGGATTATCAGTTGAAGATGAAGCAGATCAACGAATTGCAGTATGAAATTACTACGTTGCAGAAGCAAAATAGTAAGATGCTCAAGGAAAACTCACAAATCATTGCTCAAGTCAATGAAGATCGCCCTGACATCACCAAAGAAGAGGAGAAACTGCAGAAGTTTGAAGGTGAGTTGAAAGAAACTGCTGAGAGATGTGCCAAAGTCAATCTAGATGCCTCACATCTCACCATGGTTGCTAGTTTGCTGAAAGATACAGGTATCAAATCCAAAATCATCAGCAGATTTATCCCTGTGATCAACAAACAGATCAACAAATACCTCCAGAGCATGGATTTCTTTGTCAATTTCACTCTGGATGAAGGATTCAATGAGATTATCAAGTCCAGATTCCGTGATGAATTCTCTTATGCATCATTCTCTGAGGGTGAAAAGCAGAAGATTGACCTCGCACTGCTGTTTACCTGGCGAGACATCGCTAAGATGAAGAATTCAGCATCAACTAACCTCCTCATCCTTGACGAGGTGTTTGATTCTTCGCTAGACTCCACAGCAACAGACGAGTTGATGAAAATTCTGAAAGGATTGGACAAGAAAACCAACCTCTTCGTCATTTCACACAAAGGAGAGGTCCTCCTAGACAAGTTTGAGACCACGATTCAGTTTGAAAAGGTCAACGACTTCTCCAAGATGACCGTGGACCAGTCCAAATAGTGTCCACAGACCCCTGGGATCCGTCCTGGGGGTCTTATAATGTATGCATACAAGCAACGGTCACATGTTTCAAAACGAAGTCAAGGGACAACTCGCCAAACTGCTCGCTACTGAGAATCTGATCATCGAGCACAAGGTTTGTGAGACTGCTTCCTTCAACGTGGAGACTCGCACCCTTATCCTTCCTATCTGGGAGGTCGGTGACCGCACTTATACCATGCTGGTGGGTCATGAAGTCGGTCATGCTCTCTACACACCCAACGATGACTCGCTGGATAACCTCCCTTGCCCCAAATCCTACGTCAATGTGACTGAGGATGCTCGCATTGAGAAGTTGATGAAGCGTAAGTTTCCTGGTCTGACCAAGGACTTCTATGCTGGGTATCAAGACCTGCATTCTCGTGATTTCTTCTCTGTAAAGGATGAAGATCTCTCCACCATGAAGTTGATCGACCGTATCAACCTTTACTACAAGGTGGGAGCACATCTGATGCTGCCTTTTGATGCCTCTGAGACGCCTCTGTGTGACGCTGTGGGCGCTGCTGAGACGTTTGAGGAAGCGATTGCTGCTGCCCTTGCTATTTTTGAGTTTGAAAAGCAGAAACGTGAGCAGGAGCAGCACCTTGCTCCCCTGTCTAACAAGGACACTGGTGATACTTCTATCGAGAAGTCTGAAGGTAAGTCTGATGAGCAAGCACAGGATGTTTCTGATGAGTCTGATCAACCTGGCGAGGAAGAAAGTGATAACGGTGGTGAAGAATACCCTGATGGTGGTGCTCCCATGGATGATCTGGAGTCTGACACCGACGCTTCTCTGACTGAGAATCTGAAAGATGTCACCAACCAGTGGAAATCCAACGAAACTCACTATCTCACTGTCAATACTCCTGATCTTGACTATCACATTGTCAGCACTCAGCGTATGATTGACATGGCAGAGGAATACTGGGATGAGGTTGATGGTAGTGACATCATCAAGACCGACTGGTCCTATGTTGACAATGAGTATCGTAAATTCAAGCGTGAGTGTGCTCGTGAGGTCAACTATCTCGCCAAAGAGTTTGAGTTGAAGAAGTCTGCTGCTGCATACTCTCGCGAATCAATCTCTCGCACTGGTGTGCTTGACACCAAGAAACTCCACACTTACAAATTCAACGAAGATCTCTTCAAAAAAGTTACCGTCCGTCCTGATGGCAAGAATCATGGTCTGATCTTCCTGCTGGACTGGTCTGGATCTATGGCAGAGGTTATCCATGACACTTACAAGCAACTGCTGTCTCTCTGCCTCTTCTGTCGCAAGTCTGGCATTCCTTTTGATGTCTATGCTTTCGTAAATGATGGTGTGTTTGTCCCTGCTGGGTATGATCGTGATGCATTCATGAAGAAACATGCCATCGACAATGGGTTTGCTATCGATGCACACTTCTTTATGCTGAATCTGTTGAGCAGCGACCTCAACAATGCTACCTTTGACAAGATGGCAAAGTATATCTGGCGTAATTCCTTCCACTATGATGTCCATTACGGTCAGCAACGTGCCAACTGGGATGCACGTCAGGCATGTCCTAACGCTCTCCCTCCTAACTTCCACCTGTCTGGCACTCCTCTGAATGAAGCAATCGTTTGTCTGCAGGGTCTGATCCCCACATTCCAAGGCAAGCACAACGTTGAGAAAGTCCACGTCAACATCCTCACCGATGGTGAAGCACAGTGGTCTCGTCAGTGGGTCATCCGTAACTACAACAATGAAGATGTGCCTCTGCTCAGTGTCCTCCGTGATCGTGTTACGCTTCGTTGCAGGAAGACTGGTCGCACTTACAACCCAGGTTATAACGGTATTACGGCACAACTCCTCCGTTACATGAAGGGTCGTTTCCCTCAGTGTAACTTCCTTGGATTCCGTATTGGTCCTGCTCGTGATCTCACCAACCTGTTGCAATACAGCGACTTGTCTGCTGATGATCAGCGTAAGAATAAGAAGATCTTCAATCGTGACAAGTGCGTTGCCATGAAGGTCAATGGTTACCAAGAGTTGTATTTCATCAACGCTAAGAATCTAAATACTGATTCTGAGTTTGCTGTTGATATTGATGCAACCAATGCACAGATCAAGAATGCATTCAAGAAATCTCTCAAGAGTAAGTCCAACAACAAAAAGATCCTGTCATCCTTCATCACTCAAATTGCATGAATATCTTTGCTACGCATGATGATCCTGTGCTGTCGGCAACTGAGTTGCCTGACAAGCACATTGTAAAGATGCCACTGGAGTGTTGTCAGATGCTCGCAGTGGTTTATTCTCCTTGGTATAAGGACATTGGTCCTATTCTAAAGACAGACGGTAGTGCATATAAAACAAAGAAAGGTGCCTTTCGTAATCACCCATGCACCAAATGGGTAGCAGAATCTGACCACAACATCGCGTGGTTGTTGCAGCATGGCATTGCACTTTGTGACGAATATGAATATAGATATAACAAACGTCACACTTGTAAAAAGAGTCTAGTCCTTGCTGGTCTTCTGTATCAGCATGGTTGCCCTGAGAAACATACTCCCTTCGCTCGTGCGATGCCTGATGAGTGGAAATATGATGACTCCATTTCTACTCATGAGGCATACCAGCGTTACATCGCAAGCAAACCCTGGGTGCCAACCAACTACCTGAGGGTGCCAGATCGCAAACCGTCCTGGATTGACCGCTATGCTCCTGTGGAGGCAGTATAATTACAAGGTAATCGAGAGACAAACCAATGCCTGCCAAGTCTGACCTGACCACCGAGACCCTGGTCTCCTATCTCACCGATACCTACGGTGAGCAAGTCAAGACCGAGCAACTCCTTGCCGCTGCTGACCACTTCGGAGTATCGTATCCCACTATCACCAAGCGTCTTGACACCTTCAAGGCAGGTCGTGGCAAGTGGAATCTGACTGTCGCTGAAATGCGTGAGCAACTTGAGCACACTCTTGAAGTTGACAGTGTTGACTGCACTACCCAACAGCATCGCGAGTCCTTGATCCCATCTAAAGACAAAAACTTTGTCCCTTTTGGTAACTTCACTGACCTGAAGAAGGTTATCAACAGTGGTATCTACTATCCCATCTTCATCACTGGTCTCTCTGGTAACGGCAAGACCCTTGGTGTTGAGCAGGCATGTGCTCAGACTGGTCGCGAGTTGATTCGCGTCAACATTACTATCGAAACTGATGAAGACGATCTTATTGGCGGTTTCCGTCTGGTTGACGGTAATACTGTGTGGCACAATGGTCCTGTCATTGAAGCTCTTGAGCGAGGTGCTGTCCTCCTTCTGGATGAGATCGATCTGGCATCCAACAAAATCCTCTGTCTCCAGTCTATTCTTGAGGGTAAGGGTGTCTTCCTGAAGAAGATCGGTCGCTATGTCAAACCTGCTGATGGTTTCACTGTCATTGCTACTGCCAACACCAAGGGCAAGGGCAGCGAAGACGGTCGCTTCATCGGCACCAATGTGCTCAACGAAGCATTCCTTGAGCGTTTCCCGATCACCTTTGAGCAAGAGTATCCCACTCAGAAGATTGAGGCAAAGATGCTCAACAACTACTGCTCTGAGTTGGATTGCTGCGACGACAAGTTTATCTCTAACCTTGTCGCCTGGGCAGACATCATCCGCAAGACCTTTGCTGACGGTGGTGTTGACGAGGTGATCTCTACTCGCCGTCTGGTGCATGTCATCCGTGCTTACAGCATCTTCTCTGATCGCGTCAAGGCAATCAAGGTCTGCCTGAATCGTTTCGATGATGAGACCAAGCAATCTTTCTTGGAATTGTATGATAAGATTGATGCTGAGGTTGACATTGACAACATTGACAGTATCCTCGCTTCCTGATATCCTTTATACATACTCTGTCCATGGCTATGAAATACAGTGAAGACAAGATTCTTCAAGAGTTGCGTGACTACATCACTAGCACCTACTCTGCCCACTACTCCTCTGGAGAAGATGGGATCCAGACTCTCGATTTGATCGAAGCGTGTGGAGATGGAGAAGCATTCTGTAGAGCAAACATCCTCAAGTATGCTTCTCGCTATGATAAGAAAGGCACCGCTAGACGTGACATCATGAAGGTGTTACACTATGCTGTGCTGTTGATGCACTTCAACGACAAGACCGCCGTAACCGAAACTTACAACCAGTAATTATGACCGATCCCACAAAGACTCTTCAACTGAGCAAGCAGACCATTGATCATCTTCGCAACTTCAGCACGATCAATAAGTCTATCCTGATCGAGCCTGGTAAGTTTGTGCAAACCATGTCGGTCAACAAGAATATCATCGCTATGACTGATATTCGTGAGTGGATTCCTGAGCAGATGGCAATCTATGATCTGCCTCTCTTCCTGGGTGCTCTGTCACTCTTCAAGTCTCCGACTCTCTTCTTCCCCGATGACAAGAAAGTCATCATCTATGATGAAGAAACCAAAGGTAAGACCACTTACTACTACAGTGACCCTGATATCATCGTCACTCCCCCAGACTTCAACCCCGATCTTCCTGACAAAGAGATTCACTTTGATCTCCCTCAGCAAGACATCGAGCAACTGATGCAAGCATCTAAAGTCTACGGTGTTGAAGACCTCTGCGTCTATGGTTACGAAGGTGAATACAGTGTCTGTGTGAAGGACAAGAAGAATGAAACTTCTAACACCTTCTCTCTGCCTCTCCGCAAGGTCACCTTTGAAGATGCAGGTAAGATGACTCCCGAGCGACTCAACTTCTGCTATTGTTTCAAAGTTGAGAATCTCCGAATGGCAACTGGGTCCTACCATGTTTGCATCAGTCGGAAGAATATCGCTAACTTCCAGTCTCTCTCCCACTCCGCCCTCAACTATTTCATCGCACTAGAGCCTAATTGATTATGAGTGATAAACTGTTTCTCTGGGTTGAAAAGTATCGTCCTAAAACCATTGATGACTGCATTCTCCCTGAGAGCACTAAGAAGATCTTCCAGGGATTTCTGGAGCAATCTGAAATTCCAAATCTTCTTCTTGCGGGCTCGGCTGGTGTTGGCAAGACTACAATCGCGAAGGCGCTTTGCAACCAGTTGGGCACCGATTGTTTGGTTATTAACGGATCTGATGAAGGTCGATTTCTGGATACGGTCAGAAATCAAGCAAAGGTCTTCGCTTCGACGGTATCGCTTACGTCAGAAGCGAAGCACAAGGTGATCATCATTGATGAGGCAGACAATACCACGCCTGACGTGCAGTTGCTCCTCCGTGCTTGCATGGAAGAGTTTCAAAAGAATTGTCGCTTCATCTTCACTTGTAACTACAAGAATAAAATCATCACTCCTCTGCACTCTCGGTGCTCTGTGGTTGAGTTTTCTGCCAAAGGCAAAGAGAAGCAGCAGATTGCTGCAGCATTCTTCGCTAGGGTCAATCAGATCCTGACTGAAGAAGGTGTTGACTTTGATAAGAAGGTGGTTGCTGAGGTTGTCCAGAAGCATTTCCCTGACTTCCGTCGCACTCTCAATGAGTTGCAGCGATACGCCTCTACAGGTGCTATCGACACTGGTATTCTTGGATCTTCCAATGACATCCAGATCTCAAACCTCTGTGGTTACCTGAAGGATCGTGAGTTTACCAACATGAAGAAGTGGGTGACTCAGAATATGGACAACGAGCCACAAGCGATCATGAGGAAAGTCTATGACAACCTCTACACCTATCTCAAACCTGCATCAATCCCTGAAGCAGTGCTTATCATCAGTGAATACCAGTATAAGTCTGGTTTCGTTGTCGATCAAGAGATTAACATGGTGGCATTCATGACTGAAATGATGATGCGTTGCGAATACAAATGAAGACACACAACCTGTATCCTGTCCAAGTCTACGAGTTTGATTTCCCTGGTGATGTGCAGCATTACTGTGAGGTTATCGCAGCAGATCCTACGTTGACTCAACGTCATGACTCTGGTGTATGCACTACTTACTTTGATGCACACAAGACTGGTGGTTATGCTGAGGTTGCACACTTTGTGCGTAGTTGCTTGGATAAGATTCAGGAAGCACACAACTTTTCTTGCTCTGGATTTGAAATCACATCGATGTGGGCAAACTATTTCCCAGATGGATGTGCCATGTCACCACATAGACATGCTAACTCCTACTGGAGTGGCGTCCTATACCTCTCAGATGGTGCTCCTACGGTCTTCTTTGATCCTATTCAGCAAAGAGCAATGGGTCAGTTTGAATTGTTTAGACTCCCTAAGTTTGATGATGGTTTTGATCAGAATGCTCAACCAATCGAGACTATCTCTGCATCTGCAGGAAAGTTGATCATTTTCCCTTCATGGTTTGTCCATGAAACTGCCATCTCTCAGGGTGATAGATATAGTATCAGCTTTAATTCCCTTCCTCAGGGAGTTATCAATGGCGGTATCGCGAATATCGATGTGAAATGAGACAAGATTACGAGACAGAATTATTTTTCCCAGTAAAATGTCAAAGGTTTCAGGCACCTGAAGACCTGACTGCAGAGACGCTAGAGAAAGTAAAAGCGTTGCAGTTTAAGTCATACAATGACCCTGCTGGTGTGGGTACGACGGATGATATCCACACAGATCAGGAGTTTCAATCCATATTTGCATGGTTTCAGCAGTGTGTTGACACTCTCCATGTAGACTCTGGGTGGAATTGTGATCGTCTCGTAGTCAATAAGGGGTGGGCAAACAGGTCAGATGCTCATACAGGACACCATCACGATGCTCATCGGCATCCTATGTCCTATGTTAGTGGCATCTTCTACCTTACAGAAGGTCCTCCCACAGTATTCCTCGATCCTCTATTCCAACGTGAGTGGTCATCATTTTACTTAGATGGATTTCCTCTAGAAGAGTCGAGAAAGTTTTATCATGCTGGTCCTGGTGGACTGCTTATCTTCCCCAGTTGGTTAATTCATGCATCGGTGGAGAATGATAGTGAATTTGATAGATATACTATGGCATTCAACACCTTCCCTATGGGTGATGTTAACCAAGGTGGTTGGGGACAACCGATGGCGAAGGTCAAAGTTGATGGATGGAATGATATTGGACCTCTTAACTTGAATGATTACTCATGAGATACGGAGAAGAGAAGTTGTTTCCTGTCAGGTGCTTCACGTTTGAGGCATCTGATATGCTTATTGCTGATACTCTAGCTAAGGTTAGGAAACTAGAGTTTTTTGCATTCAATGAGCCAGCAGGTGTTGGCACAACAAAAGATATACAACATAACCCAGACTTTCACAGACTGCATAAGTGGATGCAAGGGTGTGTTGATGATCTAAAAGAGAATGAGGGGTGGATGTGTGACCGCCTGCTGATCAATAAGACCTGGGCTAATAGAGCAGATGCTCGCAGTGGTCACCATCATGACCCACATAGGCATCCTATGTCATATATCAGTGGTATTCTGTATCTAACTGATGGTCCTCCCACAACATTCTGCGATCCTTTACAGCAGCGTGATATGAATCAACTGCACTTGGATGGTGGAGCTGATGAAAGGTTAGTCCACTATCATGGTGGGTCTGGGGGTTTGATTTTATTCCCCAGTTGGTTGATACATTATTCAGAGCCCAACTTCACTGCCACTGATAGATATACTATATCGTTTAATACTTTCCCAGATGGCATCCTAGGTGTAAAAGATTGGGAAGATGATTGTAGAGGTGAGGTATCTTGTAGAGCATGGAACACATAAACATTACTGGTAATGAAGTGCAACTCTTTCCTGTGAGGTTGCGTGAGTATCGTCATCCTGACCCCGAAGAATTGCATTCAAAGTTGTTAGATGCATTCGTTGATTATCCATCGATGCAATCAAATTTTCCTGAGGGTGTGATCACATCACGTCCTGATCTTCATAACTTTCAGAATGAGCATGTGCAGAGACTGATTGCATTCTTTGCTGATGCCCTCGCTGAGTATCGTAATCACTTCAAGTTGTATTGTGATAACCTAGACATCCCTATCTGCTGGTTTAATCACGCACCTGCTGGGACTGGGTTTGGGCACCCTTTGCACAGGCACCCCATGTCCTATCTGAGTGCCGTCTATTACCTCACAGAAGGCGCTCCTACATACTTTGAAGATCCTTGCACCCCTAGGACATCCGATACACTAGATGTCTTTCAGCATGATCTCATGGATAAACCTGAGGGTATCAATGAGAGAGTAGATGCAGAGCCAGGTAAGTTGATTCTCTTCCCGTCTTGGTTGAAGCATTATTCTGGAAGGCAGTTGGAAAACTTTGATCGCTGGACGATCTCTTTCAATGCATTCCCTGTGGGTAGGATCAACGTGGGACCTTGGGATATTCCTCAACTCAATATCCGCTTGCTAAATCCCACTGACCCTGGTATGATACCCCAGTAGAGATATTACATTATGAAGTATTTGAAAACTCCTCTACGGTATCCTGGTGGAAAGTCTCGTGTAGCACCTATGCTGATTGAGAAATTCCCCAGTGGTATCAAAGAATTCCGAGAGCCGTTTCTCGGTGGCGCGTCTGTAGCACTTCTGTTTTCTCAGAAGAATCCTGAAATCCCTGTGTGGGTGAATGATAAGTATGAGTATCTGTATAACTTCTGGGTCACCCTCCAAGAGGATGGTGACGCACTCTCTGATGTCCTTGTTGGGATCAAGGAAGACCACAGCACGGAAGAGAAGGCTAAGGAGTTATTCATCTCTGCTAAGGAAGAGATATCCAAGGCAGATCCTTTTCGCAAAGCTGTCCTTTTTTGGATTCTTAATAAGTGTAGCTACTCTGGGTTGACTGAAAACTCTTCCTTCTCTGCCTCTGCTTCACGTCAAAACTTCACCACTCGTGGTGCTAAGCACTTGAAGAATATCTCAGAGATCATTCAGCACTGGGAGATTACAAACCTGGACTATACTGAGGTCCTGCAACCTGATGGTGATGGTGTCTTCTGCTTTCTTGATCCTCCATACAAGATTGGCAGTTATCTCTATGGCACCAACGCCGAGATGCACAAGACCTTTAATCATGAGGACTTCATCGCTGAATGTAAGAAGTCTCCTAACAAATGGATGGTGACTTACAACAATGACATTGACCTGAAAGAGGGTTACAAGGGTTATAATCAAGAAGAGTTTCGTATCACCTATGGTATGAAGCACAGAGCAGATAACCGACACAAGTCTGAGTTGCTTGTCACTAATTTCACTGAGTCCACACCCCTGGAGGCACTATTTTGAGTAAGGATTATGAGATTCCCCTCAAGGATTATCTCAACAGCATCAACCTGAAGCAGGGAGATCTGACTGAAGACGAGAGAGCGATGAAGAAGTATCCTGCTTTCGTTATTAACAAGTGCCTAGCACAACATATCGACACTCTGATGTATGCTAACGCCATGAATGGTGCTCAGCATCTCGATAATGATCTGCAATATTCATTTTACCTACATAGTGTTAGGAAATCCAAAAGATTTTCTCCTTGGGATAAGAAGTCGAAAGACAGTGACCTTGACCTAGTGAAAAAATACTATGGTTACAACACTGAAAATGCTCAACAAGCAATGCGAATCTTGACTAGGGAGCAACTTGAGGTTATTAAATCTAAATTGAATACTGGAGGAAAGAGATGACTGAGGAGATCTCCTGGTCACAAGATATGATGCTTGAGGTTACGCTTAAAGAGCCTGATGACTTCCTAAAAGTGAGAGAAACCCTCACTCGCATTGGTGTTGCATCCCGCAAGGAGCGTAAACTGTATCAGTCTTGTCATATCCTGCACAAGCGTGGTAAGTATTACATTGTGCATTTCAAAGAATTGTTTGCTCTGGATGGCAAACCTACTAACATCACCACAAATGATGTGCAGCGTCGTAACCGCATTGCTAAACTCCTGTCTGACTGGGGACTGGTAGAGATCACTCGTGCTGAGGAAGCAGAAGATCTTGCACCACTCAATCAGATCAAAGTGTTGTCATTCAAAGACAAAGGGGAGTGGACTCTAGAGTCTAAGTATAATATCGGCAAGAAGAAAACACCCGCTGAGGTATAAATAGCTGAGCCTTGCTACTCTACAATGTCGGAAGACAAACCCAAAGTTGTAGAGAAGGAAGACCATGATGAAGATAAAAGTGAAGTCCTTGGTAATTTGGTGAAAGTTGTTGTCCTTATATGGTCTGCTTCTCTGCTCACATTCTCCTACGTTAGACTTCCTAACGGACAGAAAATCTTAGATTTCGATCCAACCTTCATTGCATCGGTCTTTTCTGGCTCGTTAGCTGCCTTCGGTTTGAGTCCCGCGAAAAATGGTAGTGCTCCAAAGAAAGCCCCGCCAATCGGAAGAAAGGAGGAGGAAAATGCAAAAGTTAATTAACGTTGTTGCTCTGCTCTCTGGTCTGACTTCTCTTAGTCTGATCGGGGGCAGTGCTTATGTTCTCATGAATCAAGAAGCATGGAGAGCACAAGCACAACTAGAGCTCAGGAATCTAGTTGTCCAAGGTATGCAAGACGCATTGCCTGGACTCCTGGACTCTGCTATGCCTGAGGTCGAAGTGCCTGAGGTAACTGGTCCTGCTCTACCTATGCCATGAAACTACCCTGGAAGTCCGATCCCGTTGTAACACCACCTACCCCCGAGGAAAAACCCATGGAAGCACCTAAGAAGACACGATCTTATAAAGGAGTTGCCATCGCCTTGGGTGGTCTGTTTGCTGCATCGCACATCGGACTTCTGGGTTATGTGCTTAGACCTGAGACACCTGTCCAAGAGCCACCAACAATCAATATCCCTCGTGGTCCTTACTCTTCTTACAAGATCGAAGCAGGTAAGGATGGATATACAATCGAATATAGAGCAAACGATCCTAAAGTCTTGGAGTCTGAGTCGTCTCTCGACCTGGACAAGTATAAGAAAGGACTCTTTGGCGGAGGATCTGAGCAGCGAAGAGAATATCGTCGTAACCAATACACCATGGACGGTGTTAGAAACATGGGAGGTGCAATAGGTGAAGTGGGAAAGACAGGAGGTGTGAGCGCCGAGTGTATCGCGGCGGACGCTGGAGCACGGTCACAAGGTGCGATGGCGGGGACTAGCATTGCTGCTGGTGTCGCTGTCCCTGCTGTTGCTAGCATCCCTTACATCGGATGGTTGGCAGGTGGTTGGGCACTGCTGTTAGGTCAGAAGATTGGATCTGAAGCAGGGTCTATGGTAAATAGTGCTATTAGTGATGATTGCTGAATTGAAGAATCCCCTAACAGGGAAATATTATGAATTAAAAAATCTAGTCTTGGGTGAGAGGTTTCCTTGGTATGCCTCTAACAATGGATTGGATTCATTCAACTACTACTCTCATGTATTCTTAGAGAGACCAGATCATATACCTGTGGTTAAACGGTATCCTGTGGTCTCTTCACCATACATAGATCTCCTAGACGATGTGTTGGAGGAGATCTTTTTGCATAACTCCATCTCTCCGTCTTGCATCTATCGCATGAATGCAAACGCGACAGATCCTGGATACAAACAATCTACTTGGCATAAAGATCATGAGTTTCCACACCACAACTTACTGATATATCTTACCGATGCTGGTGGTATAACTAAGGTTGAGGATAAACAATATGATCCTAAGGAAGATGACATCATTACCTTTCAAGGTGAGCACTGTCACATGTTGCCTAAAGAGAAACGTCGTGTCGTATTGGTAGTGACCTATGCCTGAGATTCCTGAAATTGGTATTGGATCAGCAGAGATCCGTGACATTGCTATTCCAGACTGGGCATGGGATCCACCAGTCACAAACGTCCCCTACAGTCCTGTAACTATTGATGTGGGTGTACCTATTGTGGACATCCCTGGATGTGTAGAGGCACACGAATCAAACAATAAGTCTAACGTTGTGGGTGATGATGATCCTAAGGGTCTTGTCACCTATTGTGATGGCAATATGCCATCCTTTCAGGCACCAGACTACGAGCCTAATCAGATGACCTTCACAGGTCCTCCTACGGTCGCTCCCAAGTTGAAACAACCAGAGGTCACTACGCCTGAAGTCCCTAAGACTCCAGAAGTTAAACCACCAGTAAATACTATTAAGTGTCCCACAGCAGAGCAACTGGCAAAGGAGCCAGTGGGATTTATCTTTGACAGTGGTAGAAAGGAAGTTACTGGTTACAAACTGGTGGGCACTCAGTGTATCCGTGAGGTCCGTGATGTGCCTATCGTTGAGCAAGCAATCAATGGAATACCCCCAGCAGGCATCGTAATGACCACTGGGGGTATTGCTGTAGTTGCTGCCACGTCTGCGTTACTGGCCAAACCTTTTGCAGACATCCTCTTGAAGATCATCAAACCTACAGTGAAGAAGGTTGTGAAGAAGATTGCTGCTATCAGGGGGAAGAAGACTCCCGTCCTGTCGATAAAGGAGCGCCGAGATCTTCAGCGCGAGAGGACTGAGGCGATTCGGAAGTTGAAGTCTGTTTTGAAGCCGAAGGGATAGAGTGGACATGTGGTGCGATTGCATTTTTATTCATGACCACCACATCTGCACAGATAGCAGCATACTTTGTCCCAGGCTTAAACTGGATACCTTGCTGTAAAAGCTGACCACAATTTTTGAGTCTCGCGATCTCAAAATCCAACCGCTTATTGGCAGTTAGTTGTTGTTGCAAACCAATCTGAGTAGCAACTGCTTCCTTACATTGCTCCTGCAACTTCTTATCCAAGGGACGAGACCATGTTGCAGAGAAACCAATGCCTAGGTTGTAACTATCTTTCTGTCCTGTCCTAGTATTTTTGAAGAAGAGCACGTCTCCTGGATTATCAATACGTCCATCGTCATCGGTGTCAGCGACATCGTATACAGGATCCAGATAGTAAGGCTCATATGGTTTCTGAGCACTCACACTCCCTGTTACATAGGGAGTGAAATTCATTGTTGGACCCTGACAGGAAATGCCTCCCCCGTATTGGTTCGTAATATAAGGACCTTGGAGGACTTGGATGGCTTGGTTGGTAACTGAGCCAGAGCTATTAGCAACAGGGCTAGCAGTAGCGGATACACCGCCAATAGTTTCAGACAATGCCTGACCAGGGGTAAGGAAGGACGACGCACTTAAAATTACTGCTGGAAGATACTTGTAGTGTCCGTTACGCTTGTTATTTCTGTCGTTCTTTGGATAATCGTTTGTTGACTTAAACCAGGACCTTGATACGTTTCCGTGAATTGAAACGCTGCCCCTGGTGTTGTCTGTGTGAATGTTGGTCTGCTGTTGACGCCTGTCCATGATGATGTCACTCCATCAATAGTTACATTGTTATTTCCAGTGCCAGGAGAAAGATTACCTGAAGCACTGATTCCACTTCCAGTTACTGAATACTGATATCCAGTGTTGTAGTCCATCGAATTGATGGTCTCAGTTATCTTTTGTGTTGTTTCTGTGTGGCTAGTAAGGGAGCCCTGGGTGAAGTTTGGCACCACGGGCACGGCTTGTGCCGCCCCGTGGAATGCACCAAGGATCAAACCAAGACCAATTGCCTCTTTAAGTCGATCCATGATAAACCTCAGTCGATAACGGTGATCTCCGAAACGTATTGACCCGTAGCAGTAGTGCCTGCGCCACCAGCCGTGACGGTCAATACACCTGCACTGGTTACAGTACCAGCAAGGTCGCCAGCACTTCCAGCTGAGTAGGAAAGGACTGACCCGTAGTTGGGGACAGCACCAGTAGAGGGGGCACTGGTTGGGATAGCATCAGCCTGTGTATAAGATTGACTGAAACTAAATGCTGCACCAGCAGTGTCCTGTGTAGCAGTAATAGTGCCAGGGTTATATACACCAGAGGTGATAGTGCCAGCGGATACAGCACCAGCGGTTGACCCGTCAGTAGTATCTATATTTGATCCTGAGATACTGAAGGAAGAACCAATTCTGGTTGCCTGGGTCCGAGCAGCATCCACAGTCAGTTGCACACTGGCAGCGTGCTTAGTAACAAGTCCGCCAGCATTTGCTGCACTTGCGGTCATCAGTAACATTGCGAGAGGTAAGAGTTTTTTCATGCCATCTCATAGATTTGGATCCAGAGCTATTTAGCAAAAACATATGTTCATGAAATGTGACTGCGGAAAACCGAACCTGTATTTTTTAAGGTTTGTTTCTATATAATATGGTTGCCTTCGGGGACCACACAATCTAATCTCGCTTTATAAGGAGAAGTAAAATGACTGGACTGCGTAAGTTTGGCAGCAAAGATCTTGGTGCGATCGTAGATGCTGCAGAAAGATATAGTGTCGGACTAGACGACATTTTTTACCGACTGCATTCCTATGGAATGGGATCAGTTAACGAAGCGTATCCCCCTTACAACCTCGTGAAAGAATCTGAGGTCAAGTGGAGGATCGAAATGGCACTTGCTGGCTGGGACAAGGACGAAATTGAGGTCTCTACGGAAACAAACGTCCTCCTAGTCAGGTCTAAGGCAGCGAAGGCAAAGGGAGAGGAAGAGTATCTGCACCGTGGGGTGTCTACTCGCACCTTCGCTAGAGGTTTCAACCTGTCGGATGATGTCGAATTGGGCACAGTCCGCTTTACAAATGGACTACTGGTGATAGAATTACGGAAGATCATTCCTGACCACCAGAAACTGAAAGTCTATGATATTTCTGATGAAACTCCTCCGAGTGATGACCCACCCAGTGAGTCTGTTTAATGGTCTGCTGGTTGGATTCTTGATCGTCATAGGGTTGGCACACAACCATGCTCATTACACTATGGAAGTTGATGCTGACTCTTATGTCAGAGCATTCTGTAAAAAGAATCCTGACACCTGTCAAAGTTACCTTGACGATTATTGATATATAGTATGCAACTGAAGAGACCACCCTCACGGGGGTCTCTTTTTGTTTGGAGAATCTTATGAATCATTATGTAAATCTATGCCCTGCATACTCTGAGAAGACTGAAACTCTTACCGTAGATCTCCCTCCCGAGCATATGGATGAGTTTATGCAGATGGTGCATATCCTTGCGGATACTAGAAACCAATCTGCCCGCCGTGCCTTTGTGGACATGGTAAAATACACATACAATAACCTGATGGAGAAGACCTATGATAAAAATCGCAAGAATGCAAAGCGGCGAGGACGTAATCGCTGACGTAAAGGAGATTCGTGAGAGTCCTGATTCTAAACAGGCACTGGGATATGAGTTTGCTGATGCATTTACTGCGATGATTCAGCGTCCTACGGACAGCATGTTCCTGACTGAAGAGACACAGGAAGATTCGCTTGAGCAACTTAAGGATATGAAGTTAGAATTCTTTCCTTGGGCACCTCTTGCCTCTGGTCGTAACATCGTTTCCCTCTTCTCTGTAGTGTCTATGTCAGACCCACATGAAAATGTGCTGGCAGGATACGAGCAGGTGCTAGAGCAGTATAAAAACCTTCAGAAACCCAAAGACAATGCTGAAATTGATTATTCTCAAACACCACCCGCAGACCTACTTATTGGGGAGTCTGACGGAGCTGGATGAGGAGCCGAGTCTCCTCCTGGAGGACTGCTATAGCGTCACTCCAGAGGGCGATTTGCAATACTACCCCCTCCATACTGATCAGCGTTTTGTTTTCTTGACAACAGACGACGTGATGACTATACTGGATCCGTCAGATACTATCGTCAAGGCATACAAAACACGGAATGAGTAATTTTTACACGAATCTCGTATTGCTGGGCGACGACATTCTCTATCGTGGATACGAGCACGGCACTCCTGTGCAGTATCGAGAGAAGTCTCGTCCAGTTATGTTTATGGTGCCTCAGGCACAGTCACGTCCGACTGATTATCGCACCCTAGACGGTCGCAAGGCATACCCCAAGCAGTTTTCTGGTGCTCGTGAGGCAAGAGACTTCATGAATCAGTATCAGGATGCTGCTGGCATGGAAGTGCATGGGTATGAGCGGTTTGTGTATCAGCATATCGGTCAGAAATTCCCTGGTGAGATCGACTATGACATGTCACAGATGAAGATCTACACGATTGACATTGAGGTGGCATGTGAAAATGGTTTCCCTGATGTGCAGGCATCTGCTGAGGAGATGCTGTGTATTACGATCAAGGATTTCAACACCAAGAAGACTATCACCTGGGGCACACGAGAGTTTGCTCCTGCCGATACTGAGTATCGTGTCTTCTGGACCGAGCAGGAGATGCTCACTGACTTCCATAAGTGGTGGACAGAGAATACTCCTGACATTGTGACTGGTTGGAATTGCAACCTGTACGACATTCCGTACATCTGTCGTCGCATTGAGCGTGTCCTTGGCGAGAAGTGGAAGAAGTCTCTGTCACCCTGGAATCGTGTGATCGATCGTGAGATCAAGATCATGGGTAGGACTAACCTCGCATACGAGTTGACAGGTATCAACATTCTTGACTACCTGGATCTGTATAAGAAGTTTACTTACACCAACCAGGAGTCCTATCGTCTTGACCATATCGCCTTCGTGGAGTTGGGTCAAAACAAATTGGATCACAGTGAGTTTGAAAACTTCAAGGACTTCTATACCTCAGACTGGCAACGCTTTGTTGAATACAACATCCAAGACGTTAATCTTGTTGACCGTTTGGAAGACAAGATGAAACTGATTGAGTTGGCAATCACTATGGCATTCGATGCTAAGGTCAACTTTGAGGATGTGTATTCGCAGGTGCGTATGTGGGACACTCTTATCTACAATGATCTCGGTAAGAGGAATGTTGTTGTCCCTCCTAAGCAGACATCGAAGAAAGATGAGAAGTATGCAGGTGCATATGTGAAAGAGCCTGTGCCTGGTCTCTATGACTGGGTGGTCTCCTTTGACCTTAACTCTCTGTATCCTCACCTGATCATGCAATACAACATCTCACCTGAGACGTTGGTTGATCGTCGCCACCCCACTGTCACAGTGGATAAGTTGTTGGACCAGGCGATAGATATTGATGGAGAGTATGCTGTGTGTGCTAACGGTGCTCAGTATCGTAAGGACATCCACGGTTTCCTCCCTGAAATCATGCAAAGGATCTACGATGAAAGGACCATTTACAAGAAACGAATGCTTGCCGCTAAGCAAGATCTTGAAAATGCCAAGACACCTGCAGAGACCATGGCACTTCAAAAGGATGTGTCCAAATTCAACAACATCCAGATGGCAAGAAAGATCCAACTCAACTCTGCCTATGGTGCCATTGGAAACCAATACTTCCGATATTACAATCTGGCGAATGCTGAGGCGATCACTCTCTCGGGTCAAGTCTCGATTCGTTGGATTGAGAATCGGATGAATGCATACCTAAACAAGATTCTTAAGACCGATGATACTGACTACGTTATTGCTTCTGATACTGATTCCATCTATCTCAATCTGGGTCCTTTTGTACACAAGGTATTCAAGGAGCGAGAGGCAAGCGATGAGAGTATTGTTAGGTTCCTTGACAAGGTGTGTGAGGTGGAATTTGAGAAGTATATACGAAATTCTTATGAAGCGTTGGCGTCCTATGTGAATGCCTACGAGCAGAAGATGTTTATGAAGCGAGAGAATATCGCTAACAAGGGCATCTGGACTGCTAAGAAGCGTTATATTCTCAACGTCTGGAATAGTGAGGGTGTGCAGTATGCTCAACCCAAACTGAAGATGATGGGTATCGAAGCAGTGAAGTCTTCTACTCCTGCTGCTTGCCGCACTGCAATTAAAGAGGCACTCAATGTGATCATGACTGGCAGTGAAGAAGCAACTCAGGAATACATCAAAGACTTCCGTGATAAGTTTGAGTCCCTCCCTCCTGAGGAGGTAGCATTCCCTCGTGGGTGCAATAACATCGCAAAGAATTCTTCCCCTGCTACCATCTATGGCAAGGGATGTCCCATGCATGTGCGTGGGGCGCTACTATATAACTTCTGGATCAAGAAGAAGAAACTGTCCCACAAGTATCCTCTCATTCAGGAAGGAGAGAAGGTGAAGTATATCCACTTGAGGACACCTAATAAGATCAACGAGAATGTGGTCTCATTCTTCCAGACTCTTCCGACTGAATTCGGTCTTGACAATAGCATTGACTACGACTTACAATTCACGAAGAGTTTCCTTGATCCTCTCAAAGCCATCCTCGATACCATCGGATGGAAGGCAGAAAAAGTAAACACGTTGGAGGCACTGTGGTCTTGAGTTTTCTAAATGACATTGTAAAAGAGATTGATAATGAGTATGCTGGTCTGGTTTCTGACGGTGTATCAGCAGGCGATACTACTGCTTTCATTGATACTGGGTCTTACATCTTTAATGCTCTATGCAGCGGGTCAATCTTTGGTGGCATCCCGTCGAATAAGATCACAGCTATCGCTGGCGAATCTTCAACTGGTAAGACTTTCTATTGCCTCGGTATCGTTAAGCATTTTCTTGAAACTGATCCTGACGCAGGTGTAATCTACTTTGAATCTGAGTCTGCCATCTCTCGTGAGATGATTGAGTCACGAAACATTGACAGTAATCGTATGGTTGTAGTCCCTGTTACCACTGTGCAGGAATTCCGCTTGCAAGCAATCCGCATTTTGGATAAATATCTGGAGCAACCACCAGACAATCGCAAACCAATGATGTTTGTCCTGGACTCCCTGGGCATGTTGTCAACAACCAAAGAGATTGAAGACAGCGAAGCAGGCAAGGAGACCCGTGACATGACTCGTGCTCAGGTTGTTAAGTCCATTTTCCGTGTCCTTACACTCAAACTGGGTAAAGCAAATGTACCTCTCATCGTTACCAATCATACATACGATGTCGTCGGAGCATACGTCCCCACTAAAGAAATGGGTGGTGGTAGTGGTCTTAAGTATGCTGCTTCTACTATCATCTATCTCTCGAAGTCTAAAGAGAAGGATGGGAAGGAAGTCATCGGAAACATCATCAAGGCCAAGACAGCAAAGTCCCGACTCACTAAAGAGAATTCCATGGTGGAGACCCGTCTCTTTTATGATGAGCGGGGTCTAGATAAATACTATGGTCTCCTGGAGTTGGGTGAGAAGTATGGTGTCTTCCAACGTGTAGGCAACCGATACAAAGTTGGCGAGTCTTCCATCTATCCAAAGCAGATCCTCAAAGATCCTGAGAAATACTTTACTGATGAAGTGATGGCATCTCTGGAGGAAGCAGCACGTCAGGAGTTTAGTTATGGATCTTAAGCATTTCATTCGTGTGTATGATGATGTGCTAGATGAGAATCTCTGCCGACACATCATCAATGGTTTTGATAAGGAGCAAAATAAAATCCTGATGAATCAGGATAGCATTAAGTTTGCTACTCTTAACATGACTGAAATGGCAGAGAAAGAGCAGCAACAAAACTGGGGTCTCATTCAAAATCAGGTTGTATCTGCACTGCAAGCATGTGGTCAGCAATACATTCTTGATTTGGATTGTGAGAAATATATGCCTCAACAAAATGCTCTGGAGCAGATCAAGATTGTCCGTTACAACCAGGGTGAGGGTAAGTTTGATGAGCACATTGATGTTGGTGACTATGCATCAGCACGTCGCTTCGTCGGTTACTTTGTTTACTTGAATGATGTAGAAGAAGGTGGGTCTACTTATTTTCACAACAGTGATTATGAAGTAGAGGCAAAACGTGGTAGGATTGTCATGTTTCCTCCCACCTGGCAATACCCACATGCTGGTCTAGTCCCCAAGAGTGAGGACAAGTATATTCTAACCACCTATTTGCACTATCAATGAGTCTAAAAATTGAGGAGGTTGCCCTCAGCAAACTCATCCTTGAAGAAGATTACTGCCGTAAGGTCTTACCCTTCCTCAAGGATGAGTATTTTGATGCGCTGTCCAATCGGACGCTATTCAATACGCTGACGGAGTATATCAATGAGTATGACACTACCCCAGAGCCTACTGCTCTGAAGATTGAGGTAGAGAAGCGTCGTGATATCACTGAGGATATCTTCAGGGAGATCGTATCCTTCCTGGATAACCTAGATCACGATCAATATAATGAAGACTGGTTGCTCGACACTACTGAGAAGTGGTGTAAGGAGCGTGCTATATACTTAGCGTTGATGGAGTCTGTCAAGATCGCTGACGGTCAGGATAAGACTCGCACTAAGGATGCCATCCCCTCCATCATGTCTGAGGCACTGGGGGTGTGTTTTGATGACCATGTGGGTCACGACTATATCAATGACTCAACGGATCGTTATGACTTCTATCACCGTAAAGAGGAGAAAATTCCCTTTGATCTCGACTATTTCAACAAAATCACAAAAGGCGGTCTGCCTAACAAAACTCTTAACATCGCGCTTGCTGGTACAGGCGTCGGCAAGTCTCTATTCATGTGCCATGTGGCTAGCTCCATCCTGCTCCAAGGACGCAACGTTCTCTACATTACAATGGAGATGGCAGAAGAACGAATTGCTGAGCGAATTGACGCCAACCTTCTTGACCTCCCGATCCAACAACTGAGTGACCCTATCCTCACCAAGGATCGTTACGTTGCTAAGATTGATGGACTGAGGAAGAAGACTCAGGGCAGACTTGTCATCAAAGAATACCCCACAGCATCTGCACATGTGGGTCACTTCAAGGCACTCTTGAATGAGTTGTCACTGAAGAAAGGTTTCCAACCTGACATCATCTTCGTTGACTACCTCAACATCTGTGCCAGTGCTCGTTACAAGGGCAACATCGTCAACTCCTATACATATGTGAAAGCAATCGCTGAGGAGTTGCGTGGACTTGCTGGTGAGTTTAACGTCCCTATTGTTTCTGCTACTCAAACAACTCGTAGTGGTTACGGCAATAGTGACGTGGAGCTTACTGACACATCCGAGTCTTTTGGTTTGCCTGCTACTGCTGACCTTATGTTTGCTCTGATCTCTACGGAGGACATGGAGCAGATGGGTCAGATCATGGTGAAGCAATTGAAGAATAGATATAATGATCTCTCAGTCTTCAAACGATTTGTCGTCGGTATTGACAGAGCGAAGATGAGACTGTATGATTGTGATCAGTCTGCTCAAGACAACATCATTGATGCAGGCAGTATACCTGATGCCCCTGTGGCATTCACTGAAACAAAAGAGAAGTTTACTGGATTCAAGATCTGATTATGGCACAAGACAAATTCACTAACGAAGCAAACGACAATGGTGCTGCTGATCAGGCAGCAGAAGCAATCAACTCTGCTGCCCGTGACAAGGTGGATGAGAATGTGAGTAACGCACAAGACGTTGCTGACGGTGTGCCCAAAGAGGTTGATGATTTTGCTTCACCCGAGCATCTTCAGGGTGCTCCTCGCACTAAGAAGCGTCTTGACAAGAAACTGAAAGAGCGTGACGAGAAGAAAAAGACTCCTGGTCCTGAGAAGTTTACTGTTGACCTGGACAAGTATGCTCAGTTTGTTGACCGTGTGACCTCTGAGCCCAGTAAGGATCTCAACACGCTCATCGAGCGGTATCGTGACCTGGACAAAGCAAAGTGCAACATCGCACGTCTTGATACTGCTGCCTCTGGTATGTCTGCTGAAGCAGGTGAGTTTATGGAGATCGTCAAGAAACTCAAGTTTCAAGGCAAACCTTATGATGAGGCAAACAAAGAGCACCTGACCAAAGAGTTGGGTGACATCATGTGGTATGTTGCTCAGGCATGTCTTGCACTGGATGTCCGACTGGATGAAGTGCTCTACATCAACACTCTCAAACTGGCAGCACGATACCCTGAAGGTATGTTTGACATCAACTACTCAGAGAATCGAGCACCTGGAGACATCTGATCTAAATAGAGGGGTAAAGACCCCTCTTTTTTAATGGCAACAACTGGTATAAACAAGTGGGAAAAGTATTTCAAGGGGCAGAATCTTGAGACGTTTGTAAAAGCAAACTCCAAAGCAACTGCTACCAAGAATAAAACTGACACAGGACTCACACTGGCACATGGTGAGCCTATTACTGTGGTGGGTGGGACTTCATATCCTCCTACTGGCAGACTGGATATCCTGTATAAGAATAAACCCTACACATTCCATATTGATTGCATAGAGAAACCTGGGCGTGGTGGATCTGCTGGCAAGATGAATATCGATGCCACTAAACTCATCGCACAGGGTGATATTGAGGTTGTCCCTGTCCTACAGGGGCAGAAAGATGTCAAATGTAAGTGCTTCTATGACTCTAGGGAGTTGTATGATGCAGTCATTTACGGTCTAGACAATGAGCCATCTGTCCCTGAGGCAGTCACTGACCAAATGATTGACTATTTTAAGGACAATCTCAGAGGTGACTACAACATTGTCTGGCAAGAGGGCATCACTCCCTCACAAAAGACTGAGTTGGGTAAGTATTTTGGTGAGGTTTTGATTGGATATTTGGGTCTCAATAAAGTAACAGGCCATACATCAATCAGTCCATGGCAGCAGAGCAACATCAAATGCTTCATCGTCCCTGATGATCCATCATTTGCTGGTGTTGACTCAGCATTCCTATGTCATGACGGGACTATCATCCCCATCTCATCTAAGTTTGGTAAGGGTGCTCAGGCATCTATCTTTGCCAACATCATGCCTGTTGCTATTAAGAATAAGAGCACACTTCCTAATGGTGTGCTGAAAGATCTTACTGAGATTGCATCGAAGTATCCTAATCCTGCTCGTGAGGGTAAGAAGATTGTCTATGAGTATGGCATTAAACATATCCTGGAGTTAAACGACATCAGTAATCCCTACGATGTCTATACAAACTTCAAGTCTGGCAAGATTAAACCAGAGTATGCACACGTTGCCACTGCTGTCCGCACCTATGTGATGAAGGGTGGTGATGGTAGGGAGTCTTCTGCTAAGGAGTTGATCAACAACCTACCTAAGTCCTTGTCTAGTTGCCTGGCAAGGGGCATCTCAGACCGTCTTAACGCAGACTCTGCCTCTGTCACTGCTGCTAAGTCGCTGATCGCTGGTAAGAATTTCTACCAGGCAAACCTGAATGATGGGGACTGGAATCGGGGTAAGGTCTTCTTCAACATCCGTAAGGCAGGGGACATGAATCTGACCTTCACGGGATCCAAGGCAGCTACGACAGATATCGAACTGAAACAAGGCTTGCTCAACTACCTGCTGGCATGATAGAATAGGACCATGGCAAAAAACACACACCTGGAGCACCTAGAGGACGACATCTTCAACCAAGGTTTCGTCGGTGCCAAGAATTCAATCGAGTTTCTCAAGTCCCTCAGGGACATGCTGAGCACGGGTAGTGGTGGTAGTGCCACCAAGGTCACGGTCAAGTGGGACGGTGCTCCTGCTATCATCTGTGGTGTTGACCCTGTGTTGAATCTCTTCTTCGTGGGCACCAAGAGTGTCTTCGCTAAGACTGAGCCCAAACCTTGCTACACCAATGCTGATGTGGATCGTTACTATCCTAACCACCCCATCGCTGACAAACTGAAGCAGTGCCTCAAACTCCTGCCTGACACTGGCATCACAGGAGTTGTGCAGGGTGACTTGCTCTACACCAGCACTCCTCCCAAGGTCAAGATGGGTGGTAAGGTGTGTTACAAATTCAAACCCAACACCATCACTTACTGTGTTGAGGCAGCGACTGAGTTGGGTAAGAAGGTTGCAGTGTCTGACCTGGGCATCGTCTTCCACACCCGCTACACTGGTCCCTCTCTGCCTGAGATGAATGCATCTTTCGGTGTGGATGTGTCCAAGATGCAGAGTAATAAGAAGGTCGCAGTCTTCTCTGCCACCTTCCAGAATACTAACGGTGTGGCAAACCTCAGTGCTGCTGAGCGTAACCGTCTCAACAACAGCATCAACGTTGCTCAACGTAACCTTGTCGCTGGTAAGTCCTTCCTCAATGCTATTCAGGAGGGCAAGGGATCGTTTGCATACACCGCACTCTTTAAGATCTATTTCAACCAAGTGATCAAGTCTGGTCGCATCCCTACTAACGCTGCTGCTATGCACAGAGGGTTTCTTTCCTTTGTTGACATGCGTTATAAGGCAGAGATTGCTAAGAAAAAGACTGACAAAGCACGTCAGCAGTGGGAAGATCGTAGGGCAGACGCAATCAAATACCTAAATAATAATAAGTCTGTTATGTTTTCCGCACTTAGCGGATTCAAAAACCTTATCGCTGCCAAAGAGCAGGTGATAAATAAGTTGAAGAAAATTCAAGGTGTCGGGACCTTTCTAGAAGATGAGAATGGTTACCGAGTCACGAGTCCAGAAGGATTTGTGGCCATCAAGGATGGCACCGCTATGAAACTTGTTGATAGACTGGAGTTTTCACGAGCAAACTTTACCGTAGCAAAAGACTGGGGCAAATGAGATTTATCGAATTCCTGAGAGAAGCAACCAAGTCGGCAACCAAGAAGCCACAGACATCTGCTACAGGCAAGAAACCTTCAGCATCATCCAAAGGTTTAGAGGACAAGCATGTCGCCATTACTTTTGGGAGGTTTAATCCTCCTCACGCTGGTCATGGCAAGCTGCTGGATGCGGTCAAAGCGCACGGCGGCGACTCGGGTAACTATCGTATCTACCCCAGCAGAAGCCAGGACCATAAGAAAAATCCTTTATCGGCTCACCAGAAAGTAGAGCATATGCGTCGTATGTTTAAGGATCATAAGGACAAGATCCAAAACAACGAAGCACATAGAAACATCTTTGACATCCTTCGTGACCTGCATGACGAAGGGCATGAGCATGTAACCATGGTTGTGGGTGATGACCGTGTGAAAGAGTTTGAATCACTCACCAACAAATATAATGGTGTGCATTATGATTTCAAGTCTATTAACATCAAGTCTGCAGGTGCTCGCGCTGATGACAGTGATGACCCTATTGAGAATCTCTCTGCCAGTAAGATGCGAGCACACGCACAAGGCGGTGACCACGAGTCTTTTCATGCAGGAATGCCAAAGGGTTATTCCACTAAGCACAGTCAGCAACTGATGCAGGATGTCCTGAAGGGCATGACACCACCACCTAAGAAGTCTAAGAAGAAGAGCGAGATCCACGAGCAAACCCTCTGGGAGTATGCTCCTAAGTTGGACTACGATGCCTTCCGTAACCACTATATGCTCGACCATATCTTCAAGGTCGGTGCCCTGGTGGAGCATGACGACAGTGGTCTCCGTGGTAAAGTTGTCCATCGTGGCACAAACTATGTGATCTTTGAGATGCCTGATGGCAGTGAGCATCGTGCATGGTTGCAGCATGTGTCTGAAGTCAATGAGCCTACTGAGCATGAGCAAGAGGTTGCTGCTGATACTACCAAGGATCAAAGCAACTATTCTGCTGATGATGGCAGCGGTAACACCTGGAAAGTTGGCACCGATGCATATCGTATGGCACTGCAGGACATGACCCCTGGTCAGGCAACCAAGAAATTCTCACAATTCAATACTGAGATTAGAAAAACTGCTGCAACTAAATAGTATTATCGAATTCATTCGACCTTAAGAAAAATGACGTTAGAAATTCTCGTATCTTCTGCCCTGATGGGTTACACCATGGACGAGCAGACCAGAATCCTCAAGTCAATCGAAGAGGGATCTGACCTCCCCACTGCTCGCCTGAAGAAAGGTGCTGAGAAGGTCATGGAAGTCTTCAATGACTGGGAGCCAGTTGTTGAAGGTTACGCTGGTTTCCCTGTTGAGCGCGAAGCAATCCAAAAGAAGAAGGACCAGCACAAAGATGACCGCAACGTCGGTCGTGTCGTCTCCCAAGGCGGATCTCAGTATGTGATCACTGGTAAGAAATCAGATGGTCGCTACATCGTCGTCGGTAAGAAAGGTGAAAAGACTGCTAAGGATGCAGGTGACATCGGTGTTACCAAAAACGAATCCGTTGTCGGCATTGACATCGAAGATCTCCACAACATGATGCTGGAAGGTCTGAAGCAAGCTCGCAAGAATGTGGGTGCTTCAACCTGCTGGGATGGTTACAAGGCAAAAGGCACTAAGAAGAAGGGTGGCAAGGAAGTCCCTAACTGTGTCAAGGAAGAGGAAGTAAACATCCGTGGCAACAATTCTGCTGAGCAGAAGAAGCGTCTTGAGAAGAAGCGTGGTATGAAACTGGACGATCATCCTCAGTTTAAGAAGGAAGACGTTGAGCAAGTTGACGAGCTTTACAAGGGTAAGCACGGTCAGTCTGAGAAAGAGTATCAGGATGGTCGCTCTGATGGCGGCAAGATGGTCTCTGGTGATAGCAAGCGCAGCGGCGCTGCATACTCCTCTCGTGCTGTTAAAAACACTGGTCCTAATCCCGCTGGTGGCAGCAAGAAACCTCAGGGTCAAGGTCGTATGACCTCTGGACAGAGGACTGAGTTGCAATACCGTAAGGCAAACCTGAAGAAGGAATCTCAGGAGTTTATAAATAAATTGTCTGACTCAGGACTCTTCTCTGAAGAGGAATTGTCAGCAATGGTGGAGGGTCTAGAATGAAACCCCAGGGAAACGGAGAGAGATCGTATCTTAAAACCAGTAAAAAGGGGAACGTAACTATCAACCCTAAGAAAGAGGACCTTATGTCAGAATCACTTAGAAAACATATCCAATCTGCTGTTGGAGATCTTCGCGAAGCAGCGAAGAAGAAATCAAAGGAGAAGCATATCGCTGCTGCTAAGGCAGGCAAGCGTTGGCAGGACTCCGATGGTGACGGCAAGTGGTATGAGCCTGGCGATGATGTCAAGAAGGAAGAGACTGCAGCACCTGCTAAGTCTGTTGACGACACCGATGCTAAGAAAGCAGCAAAGGAGCGTATGAAGCAGAAGATGGTGCAGGCTACGATCGACCACGACCGTAAGGCTAAAGGATACAACTGAGCATATATAGATTAGACTCTGTTTGAGGACAATCTAATGTGGGCAGTATTCCTACCTCTCGCTAAGAGAACCATCAGCGGTTTGCTGGGTCGTGATGAAGTCCGCCGTTACCTTGTAGACGTGCTCCGCTCCCTGGCGGCGACCACGGACAATAAGTTGGACGACGGTGCTGTGGATGTAGTAGAGGCACTCCTCTTCAAAAAACCAGAAGAAGCTTGATGTAGAAGGGAGGGTAACACCTCCCTTTTTATAAATAAAGTATAGGTATTCAATCACAATTGGAGTAAGTAACATGTCTCTTTATGGGAGAGTAGACTCAGCAGCAAACCAAACACAAGCAGGACTCGCCCGAGGCAATGGTGCGGGCTCCGCAACCGAGACTATCGTTTTCGTTGACGAAACCGAAGCAGGTCTTGCAGCAAACAAAGCACGCGGTCTGTCATCACCTGGGTGGTGGTCATATCGCACCTACACAGACGCAGCAGGTAAGACTCGCCACAAGGCAGAGCAACTTGCATTCATCACCAACCCCGAAGCAAACGCTGACGAGACTCTGAGTGATGACACCATCGCAGCAGACGTGGCAGCAACGATCACGGTTGGCACCCAACCCACTGATCAGACCACATCTTCTGGCGGCGCAACCTTCACCGTTGCAGCAACCTGTGACAACAGCGGCACCGTTACCTTCCAGTGGCAACGTCGCACCAGCAGCAGTGCTCGCTGGACCAACGTCTCTGGTGCAACCTCTGCATCTCTGGCACTCACAGGTCTGACTAACGCAGCAGACGGTTACCAGTATCGCGTTAAACTCAACGCTGATGTTGGTGCTCCCGAGGTCATCTCTAGCACAGCTACCCTGACCTTCGGCACCTGATAAAATGGATTAAATTATGATGCACTTTGATAGTCTTGATGAAAATAACCACTTGATGTTTGCTATCAAGCATTATGATAATCCACAATCAGTCACGGTAGATGACTTCATGGAGGACATGAAGAAGTTTAAGTATCTCAAGAGATTGCTTAAGCGTTATTCAAAGACTCATGTCCTCCGAGTCAACCTTATATTGAATCACCTGATTATTCTATTCAATGTCTTTGGTGAAGGGACTATCCCTCTACTGATGTATAAACTTGAAGAAGAATACTGGTCAGTCATCAAGACATTCTTGATCTATCTGGACCGTTATCCAGAGATCGCAGGATGTCTTTCTCATGTAGATGTAGATCAAAACGTTGCGGACATTTTGGCAGAGTTATGAATGAAGATGCACCCACAATGAGCGTAGGTAACGGCGGCATGACAGGCTCAGCCGATGCCACTGGTCCCAATGCAGGTTACGATCCTCTGCTAACAGGTAGAAAGAAACCAAAGAAGCGTCGTAGATACGCCATGGTTACAAAGGATATGCTGGCAACCGAAGGTGTCTCCCAGAGAGACTCTGCATATCTCCCCTTCCTTATTTCATATGATGGTGCAGAGCAGTATGTGCTCTACAGTAAGTCTGAAGCAGCACTGAAGATTGAGTTGCGTAAGATTTATCGCCCCGAGAATTTTAAGAAACTTGCAGTGAAGAGACTGTATCCTAATGATGTTATCAAGTTTTACTGGAAGAAAAGACAACAAGCATTAGGACAAGAGTGATGGCATTTGGTCTTGGTAAACTTCAGGTATTAGAATCCAAACTTGACATTTATGAAGACCTCTCGAAAGAGATGCTTGATAAGTTGGAGCGTGCTGTCACAACTATCTCTGACAATAGTAATAAGATTGCCATCGTCCTTGAGCGTCACGAAGGACGCCTGGATGAAGGTGAGCGGACTAACATGACCATCATGAAGATGATCGAAGATCATCAGAAGTATGATGATCGTATGTTTGAGAATATCGCTGGCAAGATGAAAGATCTTGAGAAGAAAGTAGAGAGAAATAATAGATTCGTCATTGGTGCTAGTGCTGTCTTGGCAACCATTGTGACGATAGCAACAGTGGCAGCACCTCTCTTGTCACGTCAACCCAATCGTGCTAGTATTCCTGCAGCGGAAAGTGTTGCATGGACTACGTTGAAGACAAATACATTCGCTTCCTAAGCACTCGCTTAGACAAGTTTAAGAATGTCAAGCACGGTCTTTACAACTTCCGCTGTCCGTATTGTGGTGACTCTGAGAAGCATCGTAATAAGGCACGGGGATACTTCTTTCTGAAGAAGTCAGAATTTATTTACAAGTGTCACAACTGTGGTGTCGGTAGGTCTCTTGGTAACTTCCTGAAGGACCATGCGACTGACCTGTACGATCAGTTTGTGCTGGAGAAGTATCGTAATGGTGCCACTGGTAAGGGTAGGCACACACCTAACCCTGAATACAAGTCAGCGAAACCTAAATTTGCTAAGAAGGTATCAGATCTGACACCTATCTCCGAGCTAAATAAAGGACACCCAGCGAGAGAATACTTGGAGGGAAGATGTATCCCACAGGATACACTTAAGACTCTGTATTACACCGATAGGTTTAAGCGGTGGGTGAATTCTCAAAAACCAGGACAGTTTGAAAATCTTCAGAATGACAGACCTAGAATTATTATCCCATTCATTGACAAGGACGGTAATTGGTTTGGCATCCAGGGTCGATCTCTGGCTCCAAAGTCGAATCTACGATACATCACGGTGATGTTTGACGATCGCCTCAAACTCTACGGTCAAAACAAAGTCAACTCTGAGGAAACTGTTTATGTCACAGAAGGACCCTTCGACAGTCATTTCATTACCAATGCTGTTGCTATGTGTGGGAGCGATGTTGACCACCGCACTCTTCCTTATCAGGATAGGGTCTGGGTATTCGACAACGAGCCCCGCAATCAACAAATCGTGTCACGGATTGACGCTGCCATCGGAAGCAAGGAAAAGGTGGTCATCTGGCCAAGAGAAATAAGACAAAAGGACCTCAATGATATGGTCCTCGCTGGACTAGATGTCCAGTCCATAGTAGAATCAAATACCTATCAAGGTATGGAAGCACAAGTAAAGTTTATTCAGTGGAAAAAGGTATGAGCGAGATCAGCGTTGTAAAGCGAAGTGGTGAGGTTGAGTCCCTCAACCTTGATAAGATCCATACGATGGTAGAGCACGCTTGTAAGGGTCTTGCAGGCGTCTCAGAGAGTCAAGTAGAGATGAATGCTAACTTGCAATTCTTTGATGGTATTAAGACCGATGATATTCAAGAGATTCTGATCCGCTCAGCAAATGATTTGATCACTCTGGACAATCCCAACTATCAATTTGTTGCAGCACGACTGCTGCTGTTTGGTGTCCGTAAGTCTGTGTATGGTGACCACCCAGACTATCGTCCTTACCTGATTGATCATGTCTATGATTGTATCGAGAAGGGTGTGTACGATTCTTCCATCGTGAAGAAGTATACTGACGAAGAGTGGGCAGAGATTGATCGCATGATCGATAACGAGCGTGACTTTCTCTTCACATATGCTGGTTTGAGGCAGGTCGTAGATAAATATTTGGTGCAGGATAGAAGCAGCGGTCGGGTATACGAGACACCGCAACAAATGTATATCATGATTGCACTGACTCTCTTCCGTGACTATCCTAAAGAGACTCGTCTTTCTTACGTCAAGAGATACTATGACGCAATCAGCAAGCACAGGATCAACATCCCCACACCAGTCATGGCGGGAGTGCGAACCCCTCTCCGTCAATTTGCGAGTTGTGTTCTCGTTGATGTTGATGACACCCTCGATAGTATCTTTAGCAGTGACATGGCTATTGGTTACTACGTTGCACAACGTGCAGGAATCGGTATCAACGCGGGTAGAATCCGTGGCATCAACGCTAAGATCAGAGGTGGAGAGGTACAACACACAGGCGTGGTCCCCTTCCTTAAAAAGTTTGAATCAACTGTACGATGCTGCACACAAAACGGCATCCGAGGTGGTTCTGCTACAGTTCACTTTCCTATCTGGCACCAAGAAATAGAAGACATCATTGTCCTTAAGAATAACAAGGGCACTGAAGATAATCGCGTGAGGAAACTTGACTATTCCATCCAAATTTCAAAACTATTCTACGAGCGTTTCATCGGAAACAAGGAGATTTCACTCTTCTCTCCTCATGATGTGCCTGGGTTGTATGACGCTTTCGGCACTGATGACTTCGATAGTATGTATTGTGCTTACGAATCAGATCCTGGGATCCCCCGCACCACAATCAGTGCTCAGGAACTCTTCCTCGACCTACTGAAGGAGCGAGCAGAGACTGGTCGTCTCTACATTATGAATATCGACCACTGCAATTCACACTCGTCCTTCAAGGACAAGGTGAATATGTCTAACCTGTGTCAGGAGATCACTCTACCTACCGATCCTATCCGTCACATCGATGATGCTGATGGTGAGATTGCATTGTGCATCCTGTCTGCTATCAACGTGGGTAAGATCAACAAACTGGATGAGATGGAAAACCTCGCAGACCTTGCAGTGCGTGGTCTTGAGGAGTTGATTGACTACCAGGACTACCCTGTGTCTGCAGCACGTCGTAGCACCCTTGCACGACGCTCTCTGGGCATTGGTTTCATCGGTCTGGCACACTACCTTGCTAAGGCAGGTGAGAAGTATGATGACCCTCGTGCCTATCGTCTGGTCCATGACCTGACTGAAGCATTCCAATACTATCTTCTGAAGGCATCTAATGAGGTTGCTAAGGAGAAGGGTGCTTGTGAGGCATTCCATCGCACCAAGTATTCTGACGGTATCCTGCCCATCGATACATATAAGAAAGAAGTAGATGAAATCTTTGGGGGAGATCCTGGGTTAAACTATGATTGGGAAGGTCTTAGAGCATCTATCTTGGAGCACGGACTCCGACACAGCACACTGTCCGCACAAATGCCTTCGGAGAGCAGCTCCGTTGTGTCAAACGCAACCAATGGAATCGAGCCACCTCGCGACTACCTGTCCATTAAAAAGAGTAAGAAGGGACCCCTTAAGCAGATTGTCCCGTCTTATACGTCGCTGAGGAATAACTACACCTTGCTGTGGGATATGCCTTCTAACGAAGGTTACATTAAGATTACTGCTATCATGCAGAAATTCTTTGACCAGGCGATCAGTGGTAACTGGTCTTACAACCCTGAGAATTATCCCAACAACGAAGTGCCTTCCTCTGTGATGGCAAAAGATCTTTTGACTAC